GATTATAAACAACAAGTATTTCTTGCAATGGAATGTAAGATAAATTCAAATCAACAGTAAATGACTTTGAGCCATTGCTGACAGAATTAGAAGTTACTGATGATGTCTTATATCTATCCGATAATGAGTTGATAATCGGCGCAGCAGGATTGGTGTTATCAACATTGATATTGATACCTGAGTTAACCGATGTTACTGTGCCACTTCCTCCTGTTGCATTTAAAGTAGTACCACTTAAAGATAAATTAGTTCCAAGTGTAATCTCTTCCATTACTCCTGTAGCAGCAGTTCCTCTACCTATTAACTTATTAGTTGCCATAGAGGTAGAAATAACCCCTGTAGCATTATTATATGTTATAGGAGCTATAGCACTTAAACTTCCTAAAGTTATATATCCTGCTACATTAATAAAGTTAGCAGTTAATACTCCTAGGCTAACATCTAAGTCTATTGTAGAGGTGTCTAATATAGAAGTTATAAAAGAAGAACCACCAGAATATTGAGGAATATTAAGAACATTAGCTATAAAAGTTGCTGGTCCTGAAGTACCTATAGTTGTTAAACTAATAGCATCTTGTTTACCATTAAATGTACTCCAATCTGTATTAGATAGTTTTCCTGTATTAATAGCAGATGCAATAGGAATATTAAAAGTATGTGTAGCAGTTACAGAGGATATATTAAAATCTGTTCCTGAAGTTCCTGTAGCAAAACTTTGAGATAGTGTAGTTAAAGTATTTAAAGTTGTTATTCCTGAACCTACTCCTACAGCTACCCAACTTAAATCAACACCGTCTGTATATAAAAATTCTCCTGCATGACCTGTTTGATCAGGTAAATCTAGAATTCTCTTAATAGCCTTATATATTAAAATAATATTTTCAGGAGTAAGAGGTTGATTATAATTAAGAGGTGGTATTAAAGCCATTAATATAATTAGTATAAACTAAAAAGGATGGATTTTATCTCCATCCTTTAAAGTAATATTTAAAAAAATTTCTGTATTATAATATAATAGCAGTGATAGTTGTACTTGTTACTCCAAAAAGAACACCCGTTCTTCCTGCAGCAACTGAAAATCCACCATTAACAAGAAGAGCATTGATAGTTGTTCCTACAGCAGGATAAACAAGTAAAATATTTGCACCATTATTTACTACATATAAAACATCATTTTCTACTAAAGAAGGTGCAAGAACTCCAGTACCCGATGCAACAGTTGTTACAGAGGTAAATTGTTTTCTTGCTAAAACAGTAGCAGTTCCTTGTGTTGTACCTGCAGCTGAGATTCCTGTAACTACTGAATTAAAGGGTATAGCAGTAGAACAGCAGGGATCTGAACCTATAACACCATATTCAATAAGGACTTTTGTAACCCATTGTTTAATGTTTAACCACCCACCTGTCCTCTTATCAGTAGGAGTGAGTCTGCGAAAAATATTAATAGGAAGACCAATATTGGTTCCGAATTTTGAATTTTGATAAGACATAATTATTTATTTAAAAAGTTAGAAAAAAAATATAGAAAGAGGAGTTTTATCTCCTCTCTCTATTTTAAAGATTAGTATTTTACGTCAATTAAATTATCAACAGTTTTACCGTAAGTCATAGGGGCTCCTGCTAATTCAGCTAATTGATATAATTGCCATCCAATAGCTCCTGAGGTATTATCAGGTACGTCTCCAGCAACAATTTCTACACTTGCTATTTTCAAAGTTACTAAACTAGATGTTCCAGAAGCACAAGCTATTTCAAGAATACCTAAATTCTGAGAAATAGTAGCAGTTTCTGTTACAGGGAGTTTGTAGTAAATATAAGCAACATCATAGGTAGAAGCGGCTGTTAATTGAGAATAGTAGTTATAATTAGACCAAGGATTAGCAAAAATCTCTCTTTGAGTATCATAACCCTGAGCCTCTATTTCATCAAATATTAATTGTTGTCCAGAACCTTGAACAGCGTTCATAGCTTGTAAAACAGTCATATCAAATGCACAAGGAAAACTTGGATTAATACTATCAGAAACTACCATTGTAACTCCTTCAGCTTCCCAAGGGAAATAAGGGATACAAGCACATCCTGTATATTTATCAAGTAATTTACCTGTGAATTTAAGACCTACGGCAGTTACAGCAGAGGCTAGAACAACTTGAATTTCAGAAGTTGTTGTATTAGTCATAGCTCTTGTTCCTGAAGCACCTTGCCAAGGAGTTGAGAGGGTTATTGAAGTACCAGTAGTTACTCCCTTTTCTACATAATAGATAGGATCAGTAGATGTTGGGGGTACGCCTATAGTTGAGGCTTTTGTTATTCTTAAATAAGTACCTGTAGCTATGGTAGTAGTAGTGCCAAAAGTAACTATTTGTGAACCTTGTGTAAAGGTAACAGTTTCTGCTGTTAAGGCTGTGGCTAAATCACTTGCAACACCATCAGCAATCATCTCAACTCCAACAAAGTTTTGAATATTGAATGCGTGAGTATTTACCGGATCATAATCAGGAGCATAAGCATTACCATTAGAAACAAAGGCTTTCGCAAACTTAATTGTTTCAAATAATTTATCACCTGTACCACAACCAGTATCACAATCTTCACAACACTCAGTTGTAATATGGGCTGTAAAGTTTAGACCTGCATTACCATATTCTTTTGTTATCCAATTAGAAAAAGGACGGATTTTAATACCATAAGGAGTATTACAATCATAAGACAAAGTTTTGTTAGTATCAGTACCATCATAACCAGCAGTTACAACTTGAGATTGAGCAGCATTATACTTACGTATAATTATTCTTTCAATGTCTTCAATTTTGAAAGGAGCTGTTTTAATTGTAGGCATCAATCCTGTAGGTAAAGAGATATTTGCTTTTTGGGCTACTAAAATTTTTGATCCATTAGTTGTTGCAGCTGTTATAGTTGCAGTAACATTTGCAAGGCTTGTTGCATTAAAAATACCCACATCTCCTGTAGCAAAAGATGTGCTTCCAAAAGCTACAGAAGCTTCAGAAGCTGTTGCCACCATAAAGGTGATGGCACCTGTTAAATTTTGTTCCATTTATATTTGTTTTAGAACGGTTAGAAAATTAAAATTTATTATATTGTATTTGAAATTGTTTCAGACTTTGCTATTTGATAATCTTCAGCTCCTAAGTTTGCTTTAGCCATTGATACAGCTTCTCTAATAATATCTTCTACAAAGTAATCTGGTAAGTTAGAGTCTGATGTTATTGATTGTGTTCCATCAAACTTAATATATCCAGGAAGATCAAATTCTATAGGCTTTCTTAAATAATCTATTTTTACTTTATCTATTTTAAAATTACCGTCTGTATAAAAATAAAACCTATCATTAGCTCTTAGTAAAGGAATTTCTCCCCATAAAAGTGAAGGAGAATTATTTTCATTATTTAAAGCTATATCTATATCATTAAGAGTATATTCTATAAAACTTGCTTCTATATCCCCACAATTATCTTCTGAACATATTGCAGTTCCTCTTAGATAGTGTAGATACGGAAACAATAGGTCTTTTGTTTCAATAAAGTATTGATTTTTTTCTATACCGGCCTGAATATTTGTAATATAAGGATTATTCAGTATTGTTATAGGTGAAAATTCATCTAATCTCAAAGAGTCACCCTGTACTCCAGTCTTTAGTAAATTATTTATTGTAAAATAATTTCTAATAACATTGTTCTGAGCCTCATTAAGCTTAATTAGTATTTGGGGAAGCTGCATCTTAGGATAGTCCTGAGAATCAAGTTTATCATAACTTAGTTTAAACTTATACACAGCTTCCTTAGTACTAATGGCCATATTATTTATTTTTACGTTCTTTTACTTCCCTTATAATCCCTGCTCTAAGCGGTTCATTTTTAGGAGCTAAAAGAAATTTGATTGCAATTTGTATTGTTTCACCGATAACAGCTCCAGTACTACCGTCAGAAGTAATTCTTGTGAATACTCCATCTTGTTTTCTTATGATGCCTTTTTCAATAGCTTCTAATATTTCAGACTGAGCTACTAGTTCTTCCGGTGTCATTTTTAATTTATTTAAAAAATCTTTAGGATTATTCTTTAAGAAGTTTAACAAATAAGCATTTACTAATTTTTCACTAGTATTTTCATCTGCTACTTCAGAGTTTCCTAAAATTCTTGAATAAATTCTTTTTAGAGTAATATCAGCATCTTTATATAAAGTTAAAGCTTGATCAATATACTCTGCTTCTCTTATAGCTTCTTCAGCTTCTAATTCTTTATCTTCAACAAACCATTTAGCCTCAGGCTTTTTTGATAAGTCTTTAATTGATTTTACAACTTTTGGATTAGCTATACAAAAATGATAAGTTAAATTCTGTAAGGGTATATCAGTATCTAATTGCATATCATCATTTGTTAATGCTACTCTAAAAGATTCCCAGTATGGAGAATAAGGATCTAAGTTTTTTTCCTTTAATTGTCTTTCTAAGACAGTTCTTAACAAGATTTGTTCTTTCTCATCAGGAGTTTCTTTTTTAGAAACATAAAAAGGATTAGGTACTATAATTTCTAGTCCAGTTTCTATTTGGCCGGTTTTAGAATTATAAGGTGCAGATATTGTTTGTCTACATCCTTTGAATAATGCTAAACCTCTTCCTTCGTTATTTTTTATTAATCCTATATTATTTGTTGATAAAGGCTTAATGATCTTAATGCTTTCTTTTCTATTCATAATATTATTTTTATTTTCTTTTAGTTTCTTGTTTTATAGAGAAGAAGAAACCAAGGACTTTATTATCCTTGGTATCTTAATTCTCTCTTTTTATCTAGAATTCTGATAACTCTAGTTTACCACAACGAGTGATGTCATTAATGTGCAATCCACAACGGTCTCTAGCAACAATTTTGTAAGAGTCTTTTTGATGACTCATAATTCCACCAGATTTTCCCCAAGGATTTGAAGTACCGGTAGTGTAACCATATTGCATAGATTGTCTGTGTTTAACCATCCAGATATTATCTGCGGCATCACCACCAGAAAAGTCTAGAGCATAGAAAGTAGAAGACTGTCTAGGATAGCCAGTTTTTCTGCTTATCATCGTATTAGTAGTAGTTCTGTCAAGGATAGGCATGTGAACTACTTCAACAGATCCACCATTAACCAACTGTACTTTTTTGTATTGATATCCATAAGTTAAATTCATTCCAGTTCCTTGGATAAATTTATCAGAATTTATAAAGAAACCTTGAGTGTTATTTTTATAAGCCTGATCAAACATTCTCATACCAATTTCACCTGTATATAACTTTACATTTCTTTGTGCGCCAGAAACTCTACCAATAAATACGTCCATTAACCATTCAGACAAAAGTTTATCTGAAAAAGTAGTGTAAGTTTCATTGTGTCCCCATTCCATCATTTGATTAAAGCCGTAACCAGTTTTAATAGTTCTGCCATTTTCACCTTTTAAGTGTTGAGAACCTCTAGAGTAGAAAAGTCCGTTTTCTTTCTCCATTAAGAAATCCATCCAGAATTTTTTCTCAGCTCTTGAAATCCATTTTTCACCTAAAAGTTTAATTGGTTTTCCGCTTTCATCAACAGCGTAATTAGCAATTGACACCACCATGTCCTGAACATATCCAGTAACTTCATACTCTTTACGTTGCATATCAGGTAAACTGTTCATCAACTCTATTTCAGTATCAAAAGAAACTTGGTTAGCTCTTTCAGCACCTTCACCATAGACAGATGTAAGTTTTTGATATTCAGCTCCGTGAGCCATTAAAGTTTGAGGATAAGAAGCTGTTCTATCATCAGTAACATAAGTTACTGTATAAACCCAACCTCCACCGTCACGGTAAGGTCTTGCAGTGTCAGAAACACGAAGAACATAACTGATGTCCGTAAATATTAAATCTCCAATAGAGAAAAAGTCTCTATCTAGTTTAATACGGAAATCCGTTCCATCAATACCAGGAGTAAGATTAGATGTTTCAAAGTTTTCAACTATTTGACACATTTGAGCAGGAACCACCATTTTCCAACTCCAAGAATCTCCCATTGCACTTCCTCCCATATCCTCAATGTATTTAACTTTACCACGACCTTCGGTTAAGTCAATTATTGGGGTTGAAAGAATTTGTTGTTGGGAAAACATCGTTGATAATGCAGCCGTAAATTCAGCTGGATTATATTGTAATACATTAGACAAGTGGTTTGTGTCCATGTATGATCCAGAAGCGAAGGGCTTTTCCCTTACTACTAGCTGGTTATTTGCATATTTAATTGCCATTGATATATATAAAGTGTTTTAAAGACTTTCAAGTTTTTATTTCCTAATAAAGCTAAACTCAGCTTTTGTAGGTTCTTTCTCTATTTCGTCTGTTCTATTACCTGCTATTCTTCCCTGAGTAATGTCTCTTAATTTCTGTGCTATAGTTTGGGATTGTTTAGCGGCCTCTTCTTTAGTTACCTTATTTAAAGAGTAATTTTTTTTCATTCTTTGATAAGCCTGAATAATAGCAACATCAACATCTTTTGCTGATCTCATATTTTCTACTTCTTCCATATAATCAACCTCATTCTGAGAAACTATTTTACCATTAGGTAGTTTCACTGTTGGTTTGAGCATATAGTCTGTTAATGTTTGCTTCTCTTTAGGTGTAAGATTTAAATTAGCATCTCTAAAGGTTGTCTTATCTTTTATTGATGTTTTAATTAAGTTCTTGATATCTTCTACCATTTTAATATTCTTCTGTCTTTCACTAGCCGCTTTCTCAGTAGCTGTTCGTTTTTCTTGTTCCTGCATTTTTCCCCACTCAACTTGTGACTCTGAGGATTCTGCAAGTAAGTCTTCTTCTGATAACTTATTAATATAAGAATCTATTTTTGCTTCATTCCAAGCAGTTGATTTTGTTAAGAATGCCTTTAGAACATATTTTTGATTAAAAACATTATCTTCTAAAGTTGCAGTAGTTAAATCATCTAACTGTGCTATTTCAAAAAAATCCTGGAGACTTCCTCCATTTCTTAAGTGTTCTATAACCTCTAATCCTTCTTGACCAAGATCTTTTTTTAGTTCTCCTAACATTGATTCTTTGGCAAATTCTTTAAAATTATCTTCATTTAAAGTTAAATCTTCTGGAGCATCAAAGTCATAAACATCTTTTAAGAGAGTTTTGAAGGTTTCATGTTCTTGATTAAGAACGGGTTTTTCTCCTTGAACTTCTTCTGTTTCTTTAGGTTTTTTAGTTTCCTCTTCTTTAGGGGCTTTAAGGCTTTTGTAGTATTCTTTATCAATATCATCTATATTTTTAAAATTAACATCTTCTTCTGCAGGTTTAGCATCGTCACCTTCTTTTGATTTGGGACTATTTAAACTATCAAAGCTGTCAAATAAAGAAGTATTTGCTCCTAAAGATCCTGAATCTAATGTAAAATTGAAAGAATCTTGATTTGTTTCTGTATTTTCTGTCATATTAAATTATTTTTACTTTTGTTTTTTAAATTTGTTTCATATAATAATTATTATTATAAATTTTGAATATTATTTCTCACTAATAATACATAGACTTATAATTTATTTTTTAGGTTTATTAGACATTTTTCTAATTTTCATTCTTTCTGTAGAATCTTTCATCTTCTCTACAGCTAAATCTGCTTTAGATTGTTTAATGTCTGTCTTTAGTTTTTCTTTTTGTAATGTAATTTTATCTTTCTCTAATTTAAGTTTATCTTCTCTTTGTTTATTTTTAATTTGTAAGTCTCCAGCAAACTTTCTTTCATTTTGGGATAATTTAAGATTTTCAATAGCTAATTTTCCTATCTCATAATGATCAGGAATATTATTATTATTAACATCAGAGGTTCCCATAGACATTGCAGCACTAGCTTCTACTTTTAATTCTGCTACATAGATATCTTTTTCTCTGTCTAAAGCATTTTCATCAGACTGCCATTCCTGTTCTTCTATTCTAGCCTTCTTAGCTTCTTCAATCTGCATCTCAGTAGACTTTATAATATTATCATTCTTCTGTTGTTCAAGATCATTCATTGCTTTTTGTTGAGCATCATTAGCTTTTTTAATAGCTTTTAATTTATCTTTTATTTCATGCATTGACTCTCCAGTTATTATAGTAGCTACATCATAAAGAGATGCTCCATTTTGTACTGCAGGTTGAGCTAAAGATTTTAAAGCTTCTAAATCTCTTATATCTTTTCCTGAATTAGTTACATAAACACATAAGTCTGAGAATGTAAACTCTTTAGATAACTGCAAGAAAGAAATAGACATATCATCTAAAAAATAACTTAAATACTCGTCACTATTAGAATAGGCCATTTTAGCATCTTCTATTAGGTTTTGTAAAACTCTTTCTTTAACTAAATTATGTTGAAAGAAATAATCTTCTGTTTGAGAATAAGATTGAACAATAGCATTGTTATTTTCAGTTGCTGTAGTATTAGAAGAATTAGCAGTAGGAGTTCCCATTCTTTGCGGAGACACTCCCATTATCTGAAATATTTGATTTTCTAAAAAGTTAGCTAAAGATAAATGGGCCTGTATTGCATTTAATATTGAAGATTGTGCAATTGTAAACTGATTAAAACCTCCGCTTTTTTGTGAATCTAAAAACAATATTTTAGACTCTCTTAACCAGGTATGCCAAGAATCCAAAGTAAAACCTTCAGAAGTAGGTATTTGTCTCATATCCATTAATAGAATATTCCCTAAATCAGAGTTCATTGTTTTATTTATCTGAGACATTACTATATTAAACATTTGTTGAAAAGGTTTAGCCTCATCCAAGAAACTAATAGGAGTTGCATTTCTTCTATTATATACTAAACCTGTATATCCTAATCTTCTTTTACTTAGTTTATTAGGATTAATAAAGATATCTTCTTTAGGTTTTATATCTAAATAGATATCAGCAGCAATTCTAACACCGGTCCAGGGTTCGTTGATAAACAAGTAATTAATTAAAGATCCGGCCAACTTATCTTCTTTAGATAATTTAAAAGATCCGTCAACAATCTCATTAACCCAAGAACCTTTCTCTTGATCTAAATAAGTAAAAATTCCTATTTTTCTTTGTTTCATCCACTCTGAATGAATAACCAAATAATGTTTATTACCTTTTATTACTGCAGAAGTACCATCCATACCAAATACAACTTCATCTCCAGATAACGGATATCTAAGATTTTCATAATCATCAGAATCTAAAGGATAATTACCAGCAACAAGATGATCATTATTAGTATATATCTGACCAGACTTTTCTTGGTTTAATGCCGTGTACATTCCCGTATTGTAATTCAATAATTTTTTAGCATCATCTACTTTTAAAGTAGGAAATCTTCCAATGATTTGTTGAGGTGTCATATACTCTCCTCTCACAGCCCAGGATCCTTCATCAATAAAGTCAATATCGTAAGACTTTTCAAAAACCAAATTAGTAGGATTAACGCATTCACATACAACTTCTCCATTAATAACTCCGGTCCAATAGAACTCTCTGGCTACAACCGTAGCATCTTTCCAACCATCTCTGAATTTCTTAACTAGGTTTTGTGCTTTTATTAGTTTCTTTAAAATTGCATTACCACATCTTTCAGCTACAGTAGTATATGAATATTTAGCATACTCTTGAATAGACTCTAAAGTCATATTATTTTCAATAGAGTTTTTAAGATATTCTTCCTGACCTTCAGGTTGAATACCGGCAGCCTGCATCTTCATCTGCATCTTCTTTTGTATTTCCTGAGTAGTGAAGTTAAATAACATCTCAGTAGAATTAGCAATATGCTGACTAATATTATCTTGATCTTCCGCCTTAACAAAGAAGTTTAAGGGCCTTTTTATTTCTTCTCCCCAAATTGTTTTTAAAGGAAGATTACAAATAGGGTAGTGTACTATATCAGCAGGACTTTCTCCCATTTTAGTATCTTCAAATAACCTATTAAGACCGGTAGTATTTTTAGTACCGGCATACTGACCATTTAAAAGTCGATAATTATCATACATTCTTGCCCGATCAGCATCTCTGGCCATGAACTGTGTAGCAAAAAAATCCATGCATTTATGTTGCCAGTCATCTTTCATAGCTTCTTCAAAAGAAACTGTTTGATCGGGTAAAACAAAGGTTGCAAATGTAGAATATGGTGAACCTTGTAGAGTGCTTCCTGCTAATGACATATTAGAATTTTAAGGGATTGTTAAATTTAAATAAGCTTGTTTTAGGTTTTAATTTATTAGCAAACTTTGCTAATTCATCTGCTATATTAGTTTCTGAGGGTAAAAGTTTTTTTGATAGTAATGCATCTTTATAAAGCATTAATCCTCTGAAAGCTGTAAATCTATCGGCATTCTTCTCACCATCATAACTTATTACTTCTTCTAAAAGTCCTACATCCTTAATATATTCTAGTCCTAATACTTTTCTAACTATCTCTCCTTCTTCATTATATATAAATTTCCTAACTTCTATTAACTCTTTTAATATTAACTTATCTCCGTTTATCTGTACAGCTGTAGTAGGATGATATCCTTTACCTCTTGACACTGTTGATGTGGGATTTAAAGCTTTTATTTCTGCTAATTCATTTTCTAGTAAATTAGCAAACCCTTTAGATTTAACGTAATTAATAAAGCCGACGTTATGATTTTCTACTAAACATTTACAATTATAAAATCTCATTAATAACAAAGCATTTTCATACCAGGTTTCAGGATTTTCTGTTCTTCCTGAATAACTAGCTATTATTTCATTCTTAATAACCTGGTCTGATTTACCAGTATCCATTTTATAAAGTAAAATACTTTGAATAGAGTTTGATGATTTAGCATCTCCCTGATCTACGGTATCTGCAGAACTAATATATAAATACTCATAATTACCTTCATCAGGTAACTCAAATATCCAGGTAACTCCTATATTATTGGATCCGTTTTCTATAGGATACTCATCATATCTTTTATTAGTTTCTTTATTAAGAATTAAGTACTTAATTTCTCCACCCCCAACATCTATTAATTCTACAGGAAAACCATAGTTCTTATGTACGGGATCCTTAATAAGTTTAGTCATGTGTTTCTTAATCTCTACTAAAGGATACATGTTACCCTTTCTAGACAAGAAAGCTTCATGATCAGATATCGGATGCTGAGAACAATAGAAGTTATAATCAGAGGTTGATTTTTTCCTTTCAATATCTCTCTTTATAATAATAGATTCTAATGCTGTAATTACATTTGAATTACCGTCCTTATCTATATGAGGATACATACAAAGATATTCAGGTACAAAATAACCTGTAATTCCTCCAGAACCCCAGATATTCTGTATTCCGTAAAATCCATATTCTTCGGGTTTATAATAATAAGTCTGAAGATCCTTACACTTATCCATATCCCCTACAGAACCGTAAGCTATGATAAAACCAGAAGTTACGTCTCCCTCAGTTACGTTTGGTAATATATAATCTATTGTCTCTTTTAATGTAGGAGATACCCCCGCCTCCTCATATATAAATATATCTAATGCCCCCCCAACCCCCTTACTTGGTTCATCTTCAAAACATAATTTAAAAATCTCAGATAAATACCCCATTTCATGCTCTCTACCAGTTTCTTGGTCTTTATCTTTGTAAGCAGCTTTCATGTAATCTTTAGTATCGGGGTTTCTGTCTTTATACCAGATAGTGTGTTTATTTATATGGCTTAGATAGTTTTTTAAGAATGTCCAGGACTTAGTAGCGTGTGTTTTTAAGAATGACCCTAGATAACTAATACTATAAGCACGAAAATGGAGCATATAAACCAAAGGAACAACATCCTTTAGAGAGAAGCCTTTTTGTCTGGACTTCACTGCTAGAAAATGTTTAATTATAAGTGTTATTATTTCTTCATCTGAGAAGTCTTTAATCTCTCTACCTAATCTGGCAATATCTAATCTTTTAAAATAGTCTGCATCTAGGTCCCAGAAATCAGGAAAATCTGACTTCTTTTTAGATTTATGATAAATACGACAATAATTTAAATATAAATAATGCCAACCTGTAATCCATTGATCTTTATACACAGGATGCCGATAACCATTTTCTATTCTCCTTTCCTCCTCATCCCAGAATTTATCATTCTCAGGAGTCCCTTCTAAAAAATGTGTGTATTTACCTGTTCTTCTAAAAGTATTAGCACCCTCAGAAAACATATAAGTATCTTTCCAAGGTTTACTATCGTTTCCATTATAAGGATAAGGGAATATTGCGTCTAAATCCACATTATATTCAATTAATGCTTCTCTTAATTTTTGTAATCTGTCTTCTGCAAAATTTCTTATTTCCATTAATTAAATTGTTTAGGGTTTTCCCTGCTTCCTCTTTTAGTGTCTCTATTACTTAAAGATTTAGAAGAAATCTCTTTTTCTGCAGCCTGTCTTAGACTATCAAAGTTTATCATAACTTCTTTTATTTTACCAATAGAGTCTGTTATTTCTTTTGTTTTAGCAAAAGGATCTCTTAATCTATTTGATAAAGTATAAATAGCCTCTTGAGCAGAGTCTAAGAAATGTATAATAACAGTCCTTTTTAATTTATTATATTCTGTAATAGCTGTTTCCAAAAGAGTGTCTGGTTTAAATTCCGGATTGTTAAATATCTCTATAGCCAGTTTTTCTCTTTTATCAGTCTCTCTATAGTTATTATAAGGGGACCTATAATTACATAAAAAATAAAGATATGCAGCTTCTTTATAAAAAGTTTCTTTGTTTTTTGTAATATCTCTATCCCATAATACCTTTATTTCCGGTACCATGAGCTCATTAGGATCTATAACTACTTTATTACTTTCGTCTATTTTAAACATTATTTACTTCTTTAGCTGACCATCTCATTAAAGGACAGAATTCATCTTCTACTTTTAATTTAGGTTTTAAAGGACAGAGACAAATTCTACAAATATCTAATTTTTCATTTCTGTATTCACAATTATTACAGACAGTTCTACGTTCTTTATATAATTGAGTATCATATTCACCTGTTAAATGATTATACCATCCATCAAGTATATTCCCTATTTTATTATTCAAAAGGGTTATCGTTGTTAAAAATCTTTTTATCATTATTTTTAATTGGTTTTTTGTATCCTTTTTTAAGTCTGGTCTCTTCCCTTAACTTAGTCTGATGATCAATCCTTTTTTGAATATCATCAGCCAGCTTAGTTAAGTTATCTACTTTGTTAAGAAGGCTATCTATCCTATTAGCGTGTTCTTCAGTAATCTCTATTCCTTGTACAGCCTCTAATTCAGACTTTAAAATATTATTATAGTAAGTATTCTTAAATCTATTGATTTTTCTGATAGTAGTCATAAAACTACCAAACCCTTCTACTTTAATATTTTGGCTTTCATACTTGCTAATCTCTTTAAAAATCTGATTCCAGTAAATTCTGTAAATCTTCTCTCCAAGTTCAGTACTTAAATTATATTTCTTAGCTGGTTCATTACTAAACCTTAGTATTAACGGGGATAATATTTCCTTCTTTCTCATCGTATTCTATAATTAATCTATATTTATTTACTTTACTTAAAGCATTATTTAGAACCTTATCATTAATAATATAAGTATTACCTTTCTTTATTAATAAGTTCTTTTTTCTTAATTTACTCTTAAAATTGTTTAAAGAGAAACTGTCTGTATCCAGTAAACCACTAAATATCTTTACATCAAAGTTTTTATATTCTGCCGTAAGTGCTAATAGCTTAAAATCTGTGTCTGTTAGTTTAATCTTACTATCTGCGAAGAGTAATCTAAAGTAAGATTCAAAAAAATTATCTGTTAGTTTTGTTATTTCTATCTTTTTCATGATCTAACTTTTTCTTCCATATTTAAATCCTATTTCTTTAGTTTTATATTTTTCATTGAAAATTAACTCTTTTAGTTCTTTATAAGAATGCTTAACAAGGTAATGATTTTCATCATTATGTAACTTTATAATAGCTTTATCTTTATGCATGGTCCCAATCTTTGTTACATCTATAAATTCTTCAACACTTTTAATATCAAATTTATTACAGATAAACTTAGACTCTACTTCAAAATAATGAATTTTAAGACTTATAGAAGGATATCCTGGCAAATTACTTGGCACAGAATAATCTATTAGTTTTATCAATTCTATTTCATCGGTATTACCATTTATCTTCATTCTTTTCTCCTTTTTCTTCTATAGTTAAGAAATCATCAATTAAATTAGTACCGGTAACCTTATGAAGAACTATATCAAAGTCCTTATTCTGTTCCTTATACTTTAACTTCTTCTGACTCTTATTCTTAGATCTCTGGGATACATCATATAAAGCAGCATTTAAATTTCTTATAGCTGATACATTTTCAAAAGAACCTACTTTCTTATTAAGAGTTTCTAGTCTGTTTATCAAACAAGTTATAACCTCTTCAGTAGTGGTACCGGGTACCATTTCTCCTGTTTCTAGGTTTTTGTGAATAAACACTATTACCTGGTTAGATTTATCAGTACAGTCAATTTCATACCAAACACCTTCTTTAATTACTTTCATAATTTTTTTAATTATACTAAGTTACTTATACTAACTAAATAATAAAAAAGTTACATACAAGCCTCTTTTATTTTAAAACTATAATTAACTCTATTATATAAAACAAAAAAATAAAGAAAAACTGAAACTTTAATTTATAATTTACGTAATATTACTCCGTAATATATTAAATTAATATCTTAATAGAATATTAGTAAAAATATATACTTTTGGGAGCTGTTTCTGTACTTTTCTGAACCCTTTTAGCCTAATTTCTATATAAAGACTCCCCGTCCCTTCTTTTTTTAATAAAATTACCCGGCACCTCTTTTTAAGGTAAATTTTTTATTTTTTAAATTTTAAATTTTTGAAATTTTTAATTTTAATTTAGAATTTATGTGTAGGGTAGGTCCCCTCCTCCCATACGCCCCATCAAAAATTTTGACGGAGCTATGCCGTCAGTGTAGTTTGCTACTAAGTGCGAACATTAATCTTAATTTATTTAAAACTGAACATCATGCAAACAATTTCTCTTAAACAACTATTTAAACTCAGAGCTATTACCAATATTAGCGTCTTGAGAACTAATGAAAATGAATACCCTTACGTTACCTTGTTGAACGGTGCTAAGGCTTACAACATTTATTTTGATAAGAAGACCTCAGCACCTGCAATCTTGAGCAACTTTGAAATTGGTGACTCTGTATTATCTGAATTGGTTAACGCAAGTGTAATCCTTGTTGCCAATGAAGACGGTGAAGACAGGTACAAACTCATGCTTAACACACCTGAAAGCCAATATGCAAGCCAAAGTGAGCTTGAAAGCATTTTTGGTCTTGAAATGGCTGAAGGAGATTTTGCCATTGAAGATTTTACCGCACTCTTCCAAGCAAAACCTGCAGTAACGGCTAAACCTGCACCAACCAAGAAAACTGCGAACAAGAAAGCTTAATTTTTAATAAGGTAGAGGACATAGCCCTCTACCTTATTTAATTATACTTCAACATTTTTCAACATTCTTTTGGATTGGTTTGAGGCTAACTTATATACAAAACTAGACATTAAAAAAAACAACAAAAACAACAACAACAAATGAAAAAAACTATCAACAAAGTATTCAATTACATTGGAAAAAGATTAGACAACCTATTATTATTGTGTGCTCAACTGAGAAAACGCTATAAATTTGTCAATCTTATTAAAAAATATAGTAATGGGTATTACTCAGGTTACATCTCAGTATCTAACACAGATCCTAACTTTTAACAAAGCTCTAATATTTGTGATTTGAGCTACATATACCATAACTTAACACAATTATAGTGTGTCACCTAATAATCCTTAGTGGAGGATAAACCATGAATTTTCGGAATTTGCTTAAAATTTAAAAGCACACGTAGTTCTGTTCTCTATTTATAGAGCTATACAGATAAAACTATTAGCAATAGTGCCAAGAGAGTTGATAACTTTAGACTCTTTTTTAATGCACCATTTCTACTTCCCAAGGGTAGACAGTTGTAATATTATATCATTTGTCTGAACAGGGTAAGACCTCACAATCAGTGAGGAATGATTATAAATATTACAACTGAGTGCAGAGGGAATTAAACTAATCATTACTAACATTTTAAACACTAAAAATACCATGAAAACATTATCAATATTAATTACCATGATTATTGCATTGCAATCATGTTCAAAGCAAGAAATATACCCAACATTAGATGGTAAAATTTATGCGAAGATTTGCTACGAAAGAGAATTTCCAAGTAACACAAGTTATTCACGTAAGTACATCATAGATATGATTACAATGCACGATGATAGGGAAAGTGGAAGTTGTACACAAGAACACAAGATTCTTTTCTTGTATAGTAATAATTATTACCAATTAAATTCAGAGATTGCTATTGATGGAAACGATAGCACAAGTCAATTAGATTAATAACAATAAAAACAAACTAAAACAAACAATAAATTAATTAACAATAAAAAAATCAACTAACAATGCAACAACATTTTAACATTGGTAAAAAACAAGAAGTTAATCCTTTTGAAAAGGTAACTTTTGTAAAAATTGTAGCTATTAATAATGCTACAGAATTATTGTACAAAATGCTGAACAAAAAATCAGTTACAGTAGAAACAAGAAAGATAAATGATGAATTTGTAATTCTGTATAATGTAGAATTACTTGATTTTACATCATTATTAACTTGGTTAGCACCTTATCGTGGTAAGTTTCAAATGAGTGGTAAATCCAATCATAATTACATTCCAACATATTCTATTCATTTTAATATTGAAGATGATATAATGTCATGTTGGTAAAGAAAATAGGTAAGGTTAATAATTTTTCTATTATTAATTATTGTGCTATTGTGTATCTATTTGTTTATTAAACCTAAACAGTTTTCAACTAACCTTGAGTAAGTTAGACATTTTACATAAACTATCAACTCATTTTTTATTTACTAACAATAACAAGCAACGACAGTTGTAAAAATGTAAAATAAAATGAAGCAAGAAATAACATTTGAATCACACCCAAGAGCTTTCATAGAAAGTCTTAAAAGGGAATTAGTAGAAGCTAAAGAAGAATTGCAAAATGCTGGAAGAAGTAAGCCACAATTTTTGATTGATGATGATGATGAATACCAAGACCAACTAGAATTGGGTTGGTGGAAAGATGAACAAAGAGATAAAATAAAATCTCTTGAAGAATCTATTGCTCATTATAAATCAATCAAGCCTATTATACATCCTGTAAATTCTCAAGGATTACGGTATGTTAATGAGGAAGTTGGTTATGTTGATTCTGATGAAGAATATTTTTAAAAACAAAGGGAGTGAAA